TACATCAAACTCGAAAGAGGGGAGTGTTGCCCCTTCTGTGGACAAACAAGAGGTGATATTTGAACCTAACCCAGGACCACAAACTAAGTTTCTAGCATCTACTGAACAGGAAGTACTATATGGAGGGGCAGCAGGTGGGGGCAAGTCGTATTCGTTGGTTGCTGATCCAGTTAGATATTTTACGAATCCACATGCACGAATGTTACTTGTTCGTAGGAGTACAGAAGAGCTACGAGAACTTATTTCTGTAAGCAAACAACTTTATCCAAAGGCTGTGCCAGGAATAAAGTTCATGGAAAGAGATAAGACTTGGGTAGCACCTAACGGTGCAACACTTTGGATGTCATACCTTGATCGTGATGATGATGTTATGAGATACCAAGGACAAGCTTTTAACTGGATAGGCTTTGACGAGTTGACCCAATGGCCTACAGACTATGCTTGGACATACATGCGTTCAAGGTTACGTGCTACAAAAGCCAGTGGTCTTCCTCTCTACATGAGAGCTACAAGTAACCCTGGAGGCCCAGGACACAGATGGGTAAAAAAAGTATTTATTGATCCAAGTACACCAGACGAATCTTTTTGGGCAACAGACGAAAACGGAGAAGTAATAAAGTGGCCTAAAGGTCACACAAGGGAAGGTGAACCCCTATTCAAAAGAAAGTTTATTCCTGCTACGTTATTTGATAATCCTTACCTGTCTGAAGATGGTATGTACGAAGCAAACCTTTTGTCTTTACCAGAACATCAAAGAAGACAGTTACTTGAAGGGGATTGGGATATAAATGAAGGTGCAGCTTTCCCAGAGTTTAACAGGCGTATCCACGTAGTAGATCCCTATGAAGTACCTAGTAACTGGACTCGATTTAGAGCTTGTGACTACGGATACGGATCTCACACAGGCGTTGTCTGGTTCGCAGTTGTTCCAGGGTCTGAGCAGCTAATAGTCTACAGAGAGCTATACGTTTCTAAGGTAATTGCTACTGATTTGGCTGACATGATCCTGGGCATTGAAGACGGAGAGAAACTAAGATACGGAGTATTAGACTCTTCTCTTTGGCATAATCGTGGTGACACTGGCCCTAGTTTAGCAGAACAAATGATTATGAAAGGTTGCCGTTGGAGGCCATCTGACAGATCAAAAGGTTCTAGGGTAGCAGGTAAAAACGAGATACACAGACGATTACAAGTGGACGAATTTACGGAAGAGCCAAGGCTTGTTATATTTAATAACTGCACAAATCTTATCTCTCAACTACCGTCTATACCTTTGGATAAAAAAAATCCTGAAGATGTAGACACTCACGCAGAAGATCATTTGTATGACGCACTTAGATACGGTGTAATGACACGTCCAAGAAGCAGCGTATTTGATTTTGATCCTGCTTCTCAAAGATCAGGCTTTCAAGCTTCAGATCCCACTTTTGGTTATTAAGGATTTCCTATGGAAGAAGACGATATTTTTGACACAGATGAACTATCAATGGATGAAGATAACTCTTCATATATAGAAGATACTAGTGATGATAAATTAAACAGTGATCCTGCAACAGGAACTATTCTAGGTTTTGTAGAAGAAAGGTACAACAAAGCTGAAAAGGCTAGATACTCTGACGAACAAAGATGGATTAAATCTTATCAGAACTACAGAGGTATCTATGGTCCTGACGTGCAGTTTACTTCCACAGAAAAATCTAGAGTATTTGTTAAAGTAACTAAGACTAAAGTTCTTGCAGCTTACGGTCAAATTGTTGATGTTTTATTTGGAAATCACAAGTTTCCTATTTCAATCAACCCTACTAAACTTCCTGACGGTGTAGCAGAAGCTGTGCACTTTGAAACAAATCCTCAGATAAAAGAAGCTACTTCACAAGGACTTACTCCTGATGATACAAAGTTACAGCCTGGGGAAACTATAATTGATTTAAGAGAAAGACTAGGAGGTTTACGTAATAAACTAGAGCCTGTTATTGACGATCTTAGAGAAGGTGAAGGACAAACACCATCACAACCTAGTTATCATCCTGCTATGGTAGCAGCAAAGAAAATGGAAAAGAAAATCCATGATCAACTAGACGAATCCAACGCAAGCAAACAATTGCGTAACACAGCCTTTGAAACTGCTCTGTTTGGTACAGGCATAATGAAAGGCCCATTTGCTCTTGATAAAGAATATCCTAACTGGGATGATCAAGGCAACTACTCCCCAATGTACAAAACTATTCCTCAGACTGGTTCTGTAAGTATATGGAACTTTTATCCTGATCCAGATGCGAACAACATGGATGAGGCTGAGTACGTTATTGAACGACATAAAATGTCTAGGTCACAAATAAGAGGTTTAAAAAACAGACCTTTCTTTAGAGCTAACGCCATAGATACTGCAATTAGTATTGGTGAGTCCTACAATAAAGAATGGTGGGAACAAATCATGGAAGATGCAGATCAAGAAACAAAAGCAGAAAGGTTTAACGTTCTTGAGTTCTGGGGTTACGTAGACACAGATATTTTAGAAGGTCATGACATAGAAATTCCAAAAGAGTTAAAAGATCAAGACCAAGTATCAGTAAACATTTGGGTCTGTAACGGACAAGTTATACGTCTTGTAATGAATCCTTTTAACCCTGCTATACTTCCGTACTATGCCGTACCTTACGAAGTAAACCCTTATAGTTTCTTTGGTGTAGGTATTGCTGAAAACATGGATGACACACAAACTCTTATGAATGGTTTTATGAGAATGAGTGTAGATAACGCTGCACTATCAGGCAACTTGCTTATTGAAGTAGATGAAACTAACTTAGTTCCAGGTCAAGACCTGAGTGTGTATCCTGGCAAGGTCTTTCGTAGACAAGGCGGTGCTCCTGGACAGGCTATCTTTGGCACTAAGTTTCCTAACGTCAGTAACGAAAACATGCAGATGTTTGATAAAGCAAGGGTATTATCAGATGAATCAACTGGCTTTCCATCTTTCGCTCATGGTCAAACAGGCATACAAGGAGTGGGTCGTACTGCTTCTGGTATTTCTATGCTTATGTCTGCTGCCAACGGTAGCATACGTACTGTTGTTAAAAATATAGACGATTATTTATTATCACCACTAGCAAAAGCTTTCTTTAGTTTTAACATGCAGTTTGATTTTGATCCTAATATTAAAGGTGACTTAGAAGTAAAAGCCGAAGGTACAAACTCTCTTATGGCTAACGAGGTTCGTAGTCAAAGGCTCATGCAGTTTCTTGGCGTTGTCCAGAACCCTGCTCTTGCACCTTTTGCAAAAATGGATTATATTATCAGAGAGATTGCAAACTCTATGAGTCTTGATCCTGATAAAGTTGCTAACTCAATGACAGAGGCAGCTATACAAGCTGAGATCTTAAAGAAATTTCAAGCAGAAAATCCACCACCTCCACAGGCAGCACCACCACAACAAGGAGCACCTGCAGGAGCACAAGCACAAGATACTCAAGGATCTGGTGGTGGGCAGATAGGTACAGGATCTGTTCCTACCCCTGGTGAACCTGGATTCCCTGCTAACACAGGACAAGGACAAGGATGAAGAATTTAAAACCTTTAGTAAACGACAACAAATTATGGAACTCGTTTAACGAAGAACTGGATCGAAGACTAAATCACGTCCATATTCAAATGGAACAAACTATAAAACAAGAAGACTTGTTTAGACTACAGGGTGAAGCAAGAGCTTTTCGTAGACTAAAGTTTTTAAGGGATGAAGTGAATGGTGCTGAACATACAGGGTAATCAGACTGAACCTGCAACAACTATTGGACGTTTTGGTCTTGAGAAAAAAGATCCTACGATAGGTATAGATCTTCCTGACGGTCTTTACGATCAAGTTGATACTTACTTAGATTCTGCACAATCTAGTCCAGATGCTTTTTATCCTGAACTACCATCAGAAACATCAACAGAACCTAGTGTTGTATCACAGACAGATGAACTATTTAGTAAGAAACCAAAACCTAGACCACGTAAACCAATACCAAATATAAGTCCAAAGATAAGACCTGGCTCAGTAAGCCCTATAGATAAAATTTTAGAACTTAACTATCTTTTAGAAGGTACACGTAATCCTAACTCAAAAAAATCAAAAATTCTTTCAGGTTTAAATGAGCTTACTGAAACTGGTAAAAAGGCTATAAAAGGTTTTATGGATACGGCTGCAGGTGGAGAAACAAGTTTTAATCCTGCAGTAGATGCTTGGTGTGCAGCTTTTGTTGCTCACGTTCTTAGTGAACTTGGAGCAGATCCTTTAAAATCAAAAGATAGGTATGACAGACTCAGAGCAGATAAATACAGAAATTATGGATCAAAGGTAGAAAACTTTGCAGATGCCAAAGAAGGCGATATAATTGTTTTTGATTTAGCTAATAATGACGGAATAGGAGATCATGTAGCTTTTTACTCAGGAGAAAGAATAACATCTCAAGGGGGTAAAAGCTCTTATACTGGTAAAGAATACATTAATGTGGTTGGTGGTAATCAAGGTATAGGGGAAGTAAGTATAAGAGAAAACGCTTTTGGTTACACAAAAGATAAAGTTTTAGCAATCAGAAGAATTACGTATAACGACATTGACTTTGACTTTACTCAAGAGATGGCTAAACAAAACCCTGTGTTTAAAAAGTTTATTCCTGAGTATGCTTCCCTTAATCCTAATGATGATGATGACTTACCATCCTTTGACGAAGGTGGTCTAGCAGAAGATGATCAAATGGGAATACTTGGTTTTAGTGCTCAAGGAGTACAACAAGAAGTAGACAAGTACGTAGACAAAGATGCTGAAGCTGCAAAAGAAATAACGTTTAAAGATGCAGCTAAGTTTGTAGCAGAACTAACACCTGTCATAGGTGACGCTATGGCTGCTAAAGAAGTGTATGACGAACTACAAAAAGATGATCCTAACTACTTACTAGCAGGAGCTTTAGGTGGTGCAACTATAATAGGTTTGATTCCTGGTATAGGAGATGCAGCAGCAGCAGCAATAAGAACAGGAGCTAGAAAAGCTTTAGATGTAGCTAAACGTGTTGAGGTAGACCCAGATGCAGTTGGCATGATGGGTGGTAATATTAGATTAACTCTTGAAGCACCAAGCAAAAGTAAACCCTCTTATACTGACGCAGAACTTTTAGAAGCAGATGATATTATTGATGAATGGGGTAAAGGAAATCTTACCAACGTAGAACTACGTAATCAAATGCGTGACAAAGGTTTTGCTATAGAAACTAAAAGAATATCTCCCAAAATGACAGGGGATGATCTAGAAGTTGTTGGTCCTGACGGAAACATAATTCCTTGGAAAGACATGCCTCGTGGCACAAGTTCTGCACGTCCTGCTAATTATAATCAAGACTTAGCAGAAGCAGAAAAACTTATTGAAAGTGATGAGCTATTAGAACAGTGGAGAAAAAAAGAAGGTGGTAAAGGTCAACGTTTAGAAAACCCTGCTGAAAAAGATGCTGAAGCTTTTTATCAAGGAGACATAACTAGAAAAGAACTGCAAACTCTTATTGACTCTAAACTTGGTGATCCTAGGCTTTTTACATTAGAAGACTTTCCAGGTATGCCTACTATTACCGATACAGTAGGTGGTATGGGTACTAAAGCTAGAAGGTATGGTATCCTTGGTGTCAAAGGTTTTGATTTAAAAGACGGTCAGCGTGTAGGATCACGATTAGATATTCCTGCCTATAATGAATATGACAAATGGATTGTCTCAATACATGACGGAACTAAAGACGCAGGTGGTGTTATTGGGTATGGACAAGCTATTCGTTTAAAGAACATTGAATTTAAGTCTGATCCTAAAAAGGCTTTAGACATTGCCAGAAAGAAACAAGTAAAAGCAGCAGATCCAGAAACAGGAAAAGGTGCTAAGTATCAAACTAAAGCAACTATTGCACGTATTCATGGTAACTACGTAAAAGAAGATCCATACGAGTTATATGAACAGGCAAAGCTTTTACTGGATGATCCAGAGTGGACACAAGTGGGTATGAACCCATATAGAGGCAGTTTCTTCTACGATAAAAAGACAGGTATGCCTGTTCTAAATGCTGAAGAAATAATTCAAGTTGGTCCTCTTGTTCTAGCTAAAAAAGTAAAGACACCAAAGTTGTCAGAATTAAAAAAGTATTTTGGTGGTGAATTTAAAGACGGTAAGTATCAGTCTGCTGCTCGAACAAAAGATGGTAAAGTTAAAGTTTTTAATCAAGGTGGTACAGCAATGAAAGATCAAATGCAGATGGCGTTTAAAGATGATGGCATGACTAAAGATCCTGTTTCAGGTAACGAAGTTCCTCCAGGCTCTTTAGCCAAAGAAGTACGAGATGATATTCCTGCCATGTTATCCGAAGGTGAATATGTTGTTCCTGCTGATGTTCTTAGGTACTACGGAGTAAACTTCTTTGAGAACTTACGTAACCAAGCAAAGTCTGGTCTACAGACTATGGAAAACACAGGTAGAATTGGTGGTGATCCAATGTCTCCTCAACAAGTACAACAGAACATGAGTGGCCAACCTATGACCAATGCTCCACCTGCACAACCTGTAGCTGCTAACACTGGTCCTGCCATGTTAGGTCAACAATCTCAAACAGGTACAAACACGGCAACAACAGGACAAGCTACACAGAATACGTTTGCTCCTATGAATTTTTCAACTGTAGGGTTCAGCCAGTTTCAACAGCCTACTCAGAAACCTACTAGTGTTACCTCAACTAAAACATATGTTAACGCAGATAACACTTCTGACACAAGGATTGTCACGTATGTAGATGGTGTAGTAACACCTCCTGCTGACTCTAAATATACTCAACCACCTTATTACTTGATGGGTTCACCTGCGTTAGCAGAAGCTATTAAGGGTGCTCCTCAAGGAGGAGGAGGAGGCGGTGGTACAGGTGGTACGGGTGGTGGTACACCAAAACCAAAAGATCCTAATGCTTGGGCAAGAGAAATTACAGATCCTTTAGAATGGGCAAAAGAAAATTTAAGAGATGAAGATAAAAGCCTTTTAGAGATTGGAGTATCTGTTGCAAGAACCAGAGCTTTAGCAATTACTGCAGAGGCTCAAGGTGACAAAGAAAATCTTGATCTAGCAGAAGAACTTAGAAAAGAAGCAAGACTAGCAGTAGAACAAAATGCTTTATTAGGGATTGTTCCTGAAGGTGGAATGAACGGAACTGTATATGCTTCTCCTCTTCAAAAAGAAAAAGACTTAGTAAACAGTATCTTTAGCATTAAAGATAAAAAGGTAGTTTCATCAGATCCACTTGCAGCTTACAAACAAAAAGATCCTAAGACTGTTAACACTAAACAATCTGCAGTAAAATCAGGCTATGAAAAGAAAAAGAAAAAGAAAGATGGAGGGTATAGTATTACTGGGGTCACTCCTGGTGGAGGAACTAGCCAGTCTCAAACTTTTGATGTGAGTGCAGAAGATGCGGCTGAAATTGATAAGAGTGCTGCAGCTATTGATAAAGATGACGCAGATAGTTTTGAGGATTTAAACAAAGGTGGACTGATGCAAAGGAAGAAAAAGAAAGGCAAATAAATAATTATAAGGCTACTCAGCTACGGCTGACCCCAACAGAAAAGGAAAAAATATGCCTGAATTAACTGAAATGAAAAAACCTAAAACAGCAGGTTTTGTAGATCGTGGATTCAACCACTCAAAAAAACAAAAGCGTATTGAAGAAGAAGAGCAAGAGATTGCCAAGCTAGAAGCAGAGGCTCGAGGTGAAGAAGTTGTTGAAGATAAACCCAGTGGCGAGAATACTGAGGACACAGAAGTTCAAGCAACAGACGATACCAAACAAGAAGAAGCCACAGAGGAAACCGAAACACAAGAAGATGATTCAGAGTTAACTGCTGAAGAAAAGTCTTTTAAGAAACGTTACGGTGACTTGCGTAGACACATGCAAGAAAAAGAAAAAGAGTGGAACGAAAGAATCCAAGCTCTTGAAAAGCGTAAAGCATCAGACACAATAATACCACCAAAAACTCCTGAAGAGATTGATGAGTGGGCAAAACAATATCCTGATGTAGCAGGTATCTTTAACAAGATAGCAGAAGAAAAAGCTAAACAGATGTTTAGTAAAGCTGAATCAAGATTAAAAGAATTAGATGATGCACACAGCGAAGCTCTAAGATTAAAAGCTGAGAACGTCATACGTAAGTCTCATGATGACTTTGACGAATTAAAAGCTTCAGAAGAGTTTCACAACTGGGTAGATGTACAACCCAAGTGGGTTAAGGATGCACTGTATGAAAACTCAGATGATCCTGCTTCAGTTGTTCGTGTTATTGATCTTTATAAAGTTGATAAAGGTATTAGTGTAGCAGACAAGCGTGATAGCAAAAAAGCTGCAGCTTCTACCATTACCAAAGGAACTCGTACTTCTATTGACGCAAAAGGTACTTCAGGTCAAATAAAAGAGTCTGACGTAGCTAAAATGTCAACAAAGGAGTTTGAGGAACGTCAAGATGAAATTGCTGAAGCAATGAAAAAAGGTAAATTTATCTATGACGTATCTAATTAGTTGACACTTTAAGAGTCTTCTATATAACTACGTGTATCTGTATTGAAGCCTCCTGTATGGACTACCTTCAAAGATACTTCTCAAATAAAAGCATAAACTACAAAAAAAGACTTACCTGTACAAGTATAGGCCCACTTATGTGTTACCCTAGAACGTTCAGCCTCTTTCAAGGTGTTTAGCTCCATTAAGCCAAATATCATGGAAGGATTTAATCATGGCTTTTCAAACCGCATCAGGTTACGGTAATTTACCTAACGGTAATTTTTCTAGCGTAATCTACTCCAAAAAAGTACAGCTTGCTTTCCGCAAGAGTACTGTAGTAGGAGACATAACTAACTCTGATTATTTTGGGGATATTTCTGCCCAAGGTGATACAGTGAAAATCATCAAAGAACCTGAAATTTCTGTGAGTGCCTATGCTAGAGGTACACAGGTTTCAGCACAAGATCTTGACGATGAAGACTTTTCTCTAGTCGTAGATAAGGCCAACTACTATGCCTTTAAGATCGATGATATCGAAGAGGCGCATAGCCACGCAAATTTCATGCAGCTTGCAACAGATCGTGCAGCATATCGTTTAGCTGATCAGCATGACCAAGAAGTTCTTGGTTATCTATCAGGTTTTAAACAGTCTGCTCTACACTCAGTTGCAGGTACAGCGAATGACGTAGTAAACGGAACTAAAGCTGTATCAACAGCAGGTTCTGACGAACTGCTTTCAAGCATGAAGTTGATCAAGAGTTCATTTGGTAATATTACAACATCGTCTGCAGGGGATCACTCAATCCCAATAACTGCACGTATGCCAGGTGCTACTTCTTTACCAACAGCTACAGTTTCACCTGCGATGGTTGTATCCAGAATGAAACGATTGCTTGATCAGCAACAAGTTGATTCACAAGGCAGGTGGCTTGTAATTGACCCTGTGTTCATGGAAATACTTTCCGATGAGGATTCTCGATTCATGAATGGAGACTACGGTGAGTCTGGTGGACTACGTAACGGTCTTGTAATCAACAACTTTCACGGCTTTCGTTTGTACGTGTCATCAAACCTACCTGCTGTAGGTACTGGTGCAGGTACATCAGGAACAGCAAACCAAAACTCAAACTTTGGTGTGATTGTTGGTGGACATGATTCTGCTGTCGCAACTGCAGAGCAGATCAGTAAAACTGAAACATATCGTGATCCTGACAGCTTTGCTGACATTGTTCGTGGTATGCACTTATACGGCAGAAAAATACTAAGGCCAGAAGCCTTGGTTACTGCTAAATACAACGCAGCGTAAGGGAGGATATAACTTATGGCTACTTTTGATATGACTTCCTCAGCTACTGTAGGTGTTGATTCTAACAGCATTGCAGCAGCTACCTCACGTTATCAAGCAATGGGAATGTACATGCGTGAAGCACGTTTGGACATTGCCAAAATGGTAGAAGACGGATACTCCTGTACCAATGGGGATATCTTTCAGCTTCTAGAAATTCCTGCTAATACATTAGTGTTGTTTGCAGGTGCTGAAGTTGAGACTGCTTTTAACGGCACATCTCCAACTGTGGATATTGATTTTGCAGCAGGTGATGATATTGTTGATGGTGGTGACGTTTCCTCTGCAGGTTTTTTAGCAAGTGGTACAAACGGTCAATCTATGGTTGTTAATACTGCTGCTGCAGATACGTTTACTGCACACGTAACAACTACAGACACAATTGACGTTAAGTTAATTGCTTCTTCTGCAGATGTTACATCTGGTATCCTACGTGTTGTTGCATGTTGCATTGACACAGGTGCTAGAGGTGGACGTGCTCCAACTGAAGTGGATCGTGATCTACTAGCATAAAACAACTTTAGGGGCTGACTTAGGTTAGCCCCTTTAGCTTATTTAAAGGAAACAATATGGCTTTGACATTTCTCTCTTTAACTAACGATGTAATTACACGTATGAATGAAGTGGCACTTACTTCCACTACTTTTGCTAGTGCAAGAGGTGTTCAGGTACAATGTCAAAATGCTGTTAATGAGTCTATAAGATATATTAACCAAAGAGAGTTTGGATACTCTTTTAATCACGCACAAAATTCTTCTACTTTAACTCCAGGTGTGTGTAGATACACTGTACCAACTAGTACTAAATCAATAGATTATGCCACAGCTAGAATTAAAAAAGATGAAGATGTTAATGCTGCAGGAAATAATCTAACAGTTCTTAACTATAACGAATACATAGAAAAAGGTTTTCCTAACGAGGAAGATCAAGTTGAAACAACAACTTTAAATGGATCACACTCAAGTTCTGTAACAACTCTTACTCTAACATCTAGCACAGGTTTTGCTTCATCAGGTAAAGTATACATTGGTGGAGAGCAAATAACTTACACCGGTGTTTCAGGTAACGATATTACAGGTTGCACTAGAGGTGCTAATAGTACAACTGCTGCTCTACATGCTGATGGCACAACAGTAACACAGTTTGATGGTGGTGGTGTTCCCAGAAATATAGTTAGAACTCCCGATAATAATTATTTAGTGTACCCTTATCCAGATAAACAGTACACACTTATATTTGATTACTTTACATTTCCATCTGATTTATCAGCACATGGAGACACTACAAGTATTCCAGATAGGTTTGCACCAGTAATTGTAGATGGTGCGGCTGCTTTTGTTTATCAGTATCGAGGTGAAACACAACAATATCAATTAAACTTTGCTAGGTTTGAGCAAGGTATTAAAAATATGCAGAGCTTACTTATTAACAAGTATGAGTATGTACGATCTACAGTCATACTTGCCCCCAGAGGTTCTGCTAACTTTGCAGGTGGAGTAGTTTCCTAATGCCTGATTTTTCTCAAGCTCAACCTGCAGCGTTTAACTGTGAGGGTGGCTTAGTTTTAAATCGTTCTACTTTCTTAATGCAACCTGGAGAGGCTTTAGAGTTAGAAAACTTTGAGCCTGACATTGAGGGTGGCTACAGGAGAATAAACGGTTTTCGTAAATACGTAAATCATCAAGTGCCTCAAACATCTAGCTCTGGCGAAAAGGTGTTGATGGTTGCTACCTTTGCAGATAAAGTGTTAGCAGCTAGAGGTGAAAAGATATTTAGTTCTTCATCTACTGAGCTTGCAACTAAAATTGTTTCTACTACAGGCATGACAGGATCTGGAACTATATCTGTAGACTCTACTACAGGATTTTCTTCTAGTGGAACACTACAGATTAACAGTGAAATATTTACGTACACTGGTGTTACCTCTACTACTTTTACAGGAGTAACTCGTGCTGCATCAAGTACAACTGCTGCTAATCATGCTGTTGATGATGTAGTCTCAGAGTCTTGGACTGAGATAGACACTGGTAGAACGAGTGCAAGTAAATACAGTTTTGAAAGATATAACTTTGACGGTAATGAAAAGATTATATTTGTTGACGGTGCAAATGCCCCAACTATTTTTAATTCTTCTTTATCAGCAACAGATGTTAGTGAAAGTTCTGTAGCAGGTTCTACAAT